GTGTATCTGTAAATCCAGATGATTATCAGCATTTAAAAGACCTATCAAGAGCAGGACTCTCAATAGGTTTTTTAATTCGTGAAGCTATACACGATTTTGTTATAAAAACTAAGAAATAATTATAAAATTACCTCTCCTTTTGAATCAAGTTTTAAAGCATAATCAACTTCTGGAGCACGTTTAATAGTGTCAACTTTAATAGGATTCATAAAACAGTCATCTTCAATAACGTGTTGACGTATTAAAGCTGTTGCTTCATCTTTGTTTTTAGCTTCAATGTGATAGTAATCAACATGAGTTTGAGTTACTCTTACTTCGTATTTATTCATTTTTTAATCTCCATATAAGGTGTTTTGGTTTCATATAGATATTTATTATGATCCCACCAAAGATCGATAATATATTTATCATCAGAAAAAAAATAACCTCTATCTGATTCTCTACATTCTTCAATGTAAAACTCTATAAAAGGTTCATAATAATCTGGATTTAAATTATTAATTTCAGCTAATTCTTTAGCTCTATCAGCACAATGCTCTTCAAATTGTTCATTAACATAAAGAGTTTCTTTTTCTTGCATAACTTGGTCTGGTAATGGGTTATCAATCATTTTTAAAATCCTCTTTAACTGTATCAATATCAAAATAAGTGTAATATTTGTATGAATTTAGTTCACATTCTTCTAAAGCAAGTTCTTGAGCTTCTTCATAGCTGTTGGCTTCAATATTCCAACAACATTGTTTTTTCGTTACTGTGACGTTGTAAATAGGCATTGTTTTCGTTACCGAATTTTCGTATTTGGAAAGTACTGGGCTTACATAGTAATGTGTGCGTATGCGACCTAAAGGTCTAGCCACCTAATGCCAGTAAGTTATTCAACCTTTTGTAAATACTTATCTAACCTATCTTGTAATTTATACATTTCATCTAATAAATCTGGATTTTCATTTTTATTAGTTTCAAAATCCTTTAATAATTTCATATATCGGTTATAAGTCCAATAGTATAAATCTTTTTTTGCTCTTCTTTTATGGTCATAAAGACTAATTACTTCTCTCTTATTTTCTTTTTCCCATTCTTTTATATCTTCTTCTTGAACTATATCCTTCCACCATTCGTATGGTGTATTTTTATGAACTAAACCTTTAAATTCATCTTTAATAGTATCAATTACATAATCTCTAGGTTTACCCTCTCTTATCAATTCTTTCATTCTTTCTTTAATTTCTAATTTGTGAGGATTCTCTCTAACCATTAATACAACTCCATATCAAAAAAGGTTAAACAATTTTCTTTATTTATTTCTTTAATTCTTTTAATAGCATTCTCTCTATATTTCTCTGGAGAACTTGCTAAATGATTCACTAATCTAACTATTACTAGTTGATTCTCTGGAGATAATTGACCAATTCTAAAATTAATTTTAATTTTGTGTTCATTCATAATTTTTTATATAAGAATGTAATAAGTATGATATCATATAATAGTTTATATATA